TTATAACATCGCTTATAAAGAAACAAGATATATGGGACCATTTCATTGGGAATATAATCCCAAACAAACTTCCCATGCTGGTGCGATCGGGGCTATGCAGGTCATGCCCCGAACTGCCAGTTGGGTTGAAAAAAGAAAAGTTCCAACTAAGGAACTTATGAATGATCTTGATTTGAATGTTAAAATCAGTATGAAACTATTGAGTGATTTACATAAAAAGTATAAGAATTGGGGTGTAACTTGTGGTTACTATAACACTGGTTATCCAATTGTTAATGATTATGCGGCTTTTTGTGTTAGTAAGAAAAACTATAGATCAAATTGGGTGTCACTTTGATTCTTCAATCTTCTCTTTTAGTTTGTCTACCAAAGCGTTTTGTATCATTTTGGTAAATCTAACATAAGGAGAATCTTCTTCATCACTTTCTTTCTTTTTTGAAGTTTTCTTTTGTGGGGGTCTTTTACCTCTTCCCAAATAGTTCAAACCAGAAATGTTTGTGATACATTTGTGACCACCACTCATAGATTGGATTATTGTCCAAGCATTAACTCCAATTGAATCCAAAATAGATAACTCCTCTTCACTCAAAGATGAAAAGGGTTTATTCATAATTGTCTCAACCTCACTTATGATGGCGCCACTATCATCAATGTTTTCCAAGTTTTTTGAGAATAGAGCCATAAGATCTTTAAATGTAAAACCTACACTACCATCTTTTGCGCTTGTTTCTGAAATCCATTTGATTGTTGATAATGGTATGATTCTTGATTTTAATTGTGATTCCCAAGTTGTCAATACTTCTTGTGCTAACTCACCCAAATGAACTCCTTTTAATTCTCTGTCTGACTTAAAAGGATTACAAGAAACTTGGACAAGTCCCAAAGGCCAAGCCATTACCAAAAAATCAGCATCAGGATTATTTTTGAATGGTGTATATCTGTCGTAAGATCCTGGTTTCATCATACTTCCTCCACCATATTGAATAATAATACCGTCTTCATATTTCATACCAGGAAATTTTTCCATAGTTGAGACGTATTTTTCTTTGTTTGCCTGTAATTCCTCAGGACTTGCTAATCCTCTTTCCTTAATCAATCCTTTAATTACGTTTAAGATACTTAACAAGGAAGGGTTTGCATTTAAAACTATTGTCTCTAAAAAACCTGGTTTACTTTTGAACGCTAAAAGTAATTTGTTGGTTACAAGACCTAACATCATTTTATTTCTTTTAAATGATTGGTCTTTATCTAATTTGAATAAATAATTAATAACCTCATCAACTGATATGTCGTGTTTTGTAAAACTTGCGCTATCGACTGTAGATATTAATTCAACATCTTCTGGTGGAAATATTTCTTTTGGTGATACAATTTGTGAAATGGTTTCGATATTTGATTTAGCACCTCTAAACTGGGTTGCAGTTCCTTTTTCAACACCAACTTGTTCTAAATGATGATCTGTGTGAATAACAAACATTGGTTTTCCGTGGGCAAAATCTACTAAAACAGGCATTATCTCACCACTAGCATCGGGTTTCTTTACCGCAAATTCTTTATCACCATATTGTATAATTTCAGCATCAACAACTTTGATTCCATTATTCTCAAGATAATGTTTCATTCCCAAAGCTGTGGTTACTCCATCAAGATCTTGGTGAAAATATATCTTAGCTTTCTTATATCTATCAGCTAAAGACTTTATACCCCTAATTCCACTTTCAGATAAAATTTTCATATTAATCTAATGGTGATTCTACGGAGTTAACTTTTATAACTTGACCAATTTTAGGATTTTTTAAATCACATTTAGTATTTAAACTTTCAAAATCTCCAAAAGCTTGTTTTAAAGAAGAATATGAATCACCACTTTTTATTTTATAAAAATAATCATACATATTTTTTGAACCTTGTCCTCTATCATAACAATATTGACCATCTTTAGGTTCTTCTTTATACGCCATTATTTTTTGTTCTTTAACTACATTCTTATGTTTCGAATGTTGTTGAAGTATGGATTTTCTTTCTTCCTCACTAATTATAAGTCTTCCCATTTTATTTAAGTGTTAGCAAATACTTAAGTTTATTAAACTCACCCATCATTTCATCACGAATGTTAAGTAAATCTGTATCTGTCTTTGCATCAAATACATCAGAAAGACTAATAAAAAACTCAATACTTGAATCTATAAATTCTTGTAAGGAAATTTCATCTATATCTTTTCCTTCTATTGTATATCCACCAGAGTAAGATGGTCTTCCGTGTTTACCCATACATATTTCGACAAATGTATCGATTAAATCATCTAATGTACCATATATACCACCATAAGCTTGGTGTTTTGCATATGACTTAGTCTGCCAATGTAAAAATCTCAACTGTTGTTGAATTTCTACTAACTTTTTTATAATTTCTGCGTTTTCCATGTTTTTTATATATTTTTTAAACCTTTTTAGTTCCAAATAATTCATCAAAGAAAATATCAAAAAAATCACCTTGTTCTTTTGATGTGTTTGGTGCTGATGGTTTTGACACTGTAAATTGTGAATCAGATTTTGATGATATTTCTAAAGTTTCCCCAAACTCTTCTTCAAAGTTTTTTTGACCTTCTTTTGTTTCTAAATAATCATTCATTTTTGCTTCTAACTCATCAGATGGTTTTTGTAGTTTCAATTCATCAGGTCCAACAAAATTTGCTAGACCAATAAAATCTAAAAATCCTGCGTAGAATTTAGTATTTCTCATCATAGATCTTAGTGCGGGATTTTTACCGAAAAAGATTCTTGGGACACCTTGTAAAAGACCTGCTCTTACACCATAATTCCTGAATAAGGATTTTCCTTTACCAAAAGAACTAATTAACTTTGGGTCACGTATTTCTTTTTTTAATAGTTCCAAGGCTTTGACTCTTTCATCTGGTGATAGTTTAGTAAAATTTCTTGCAGTACCAGATGTTGATTTTAAAATTTTAACTTTTTCTGCCTTTACTGAACCAAATAAATCACCATACATTTTAAGATTATTTTTAAAACCATTTGTAAGTTTTGAACTTGGTATTGCGTCAACAATCTTTTTATAAGTTAATCCCCAATTATCGAAACTATCTATTAGTTTTGTAAACATTGGATTTTTACCACTTTTTGATGCTTCTAATAGCATTTGTTTGGCCTTAGCAGGATTAGTTTTTGATATTGCTAATGCACCATCTACGTGTTTGAATAACCTACTACTTTTACCAAGACCCATAATTGGTTTTGCAACCGCATCTCCTACTACAGGTACTACTGATATTAAAGATAAAATACCAAAAAAAGTATCTCCCTGTTTAAAATATAAAATAGCGTTAGTTAAATCAACAATACCTGTAGGATCAAAAATACCTACAACATCTAATACTGTGTTATACCACGCTTCGTTTAGATTTTGTTTTTTCATTTATAATATTTTTCTTTATAAATACTACATAAAATGAAAAATGGGAATCAATGATCCCCATTTTCAAAACTTATTTCTGTTTGTTTCTTTTTGTCTACAAATCCTTGAACTCGTTCTCTTGCCACCTCAGCGTAATTTGGTGAGAGTTCTATTCCAATCCATCTTCGATCCAAGACTTCAGCGGCAACTAAACTAGTTCCACTACCAGCAAAAGGATCCAAAACAATATCATTCTTGTATGATAGTATCTTTATTGCTTTGGTTGGGATATCCATTGAGAATGTCGCCTTTGTTAGTTGTTTGGTATCATTAAGGTATTTCCATTGGCCAAAAACTAATTCCATAAATTCTTTCTTATCTTGCTCGGCATATATGGTTTTTTTCTTTCCGTCTTCAGTATCAATAACTTCACCTTTCCATTGTGGTTCACCTTTAACTTTTTTAATATGTTGTTTCTTATATGCAAGAATCACACATTCTTTTGGGTTGTATATATATGGGGAACTAGGGCTCATCCAACTACCCCAAGCAGTTGTTTTACTTCTATGTGGACTATCTTCTTCCAAATCAACAATTCCGAAGAATTTGTAACCAATGTTCTTCATTATTTGCCAAACTTCACTTACCATAAAAATCCTTCCACCTTTGTCTTGTCTGTTGATTTCGTAAGGTATGTTCAAAGCAATCCTTCCATCATCTTTAAGAACTCTAAAAGCCTGTTCCATCCAAGAATATGTAAAATTTACATATTGATCCCATATCATATCATCATTATGAACATCATATTGAATCCCCACACCATAAGGACAACTAGTAACGATTAAATCAACACTACCTTCAGGTAATGTTTTCATTACCTCAATACAATCACCATTAACTACTTTACCAATAAATTTATCCATTTTTTTCTAAGTTTTTAATTTTTCTGTCCAAGTAGAATAATGCTTTTTTTAGATCTTCGATTTCTTTTGACGGATCTTTCTTTCCAGATCTTACAATGTATTTTAATACGTTAAATAGGTATGCATCGTTATCAAGACCGGTTCCTTCCGCAATCTTTACAACTTCATATGGATTATCTTTTCCCCCATAATGATTGGGGTGGTTAACCATTTCTTTATTTTCCATACTAAACTTCTAAAGGTTCTTCAACTAAGTTTTTAACAGACAATGTGTCTTTATTAATAACAAATCTAAATGAATTTGTCAAAAGATTTCCTTCAGAGTAATCACCTTTTTGTTCAAAATTTGATCCAACAACATCAAAAGTAATATTACTAACCTCAATTCCTGTTGGTGCCAAATGTTTAATTTCAATTTTGGAAATACTAAAAAGTTCTTTTGGATTGAAAGTAAAATGTAAGGGTTCAATAAATTCTGTTGTAAAAATTAAATCTTCTCCTTCATTATAGATTTCATACTTTCTAAACAAGTATTCAGGGATTTCAACTCCTTGAAATTTGATGACAAACCTATTATCCATTTTAGGTTCGTATGGTGTTGGGGTTGGGTTTAAATTATTTTGCATTTTTATATCTTAAATATAGTTTATTTATTATCTTGTTTTTTTGTAACATAGTATTGTGGAAAATCTTTACATTCTTCAATGTATCCTTCCTCAATTAATTGATTTAATATCTCTTTTGTTTTTACATAGTCCTCATGCAAAATATATTTGCTTATATAACCAAAATAGACAGGTCTTCTTAATTTACTTAGAAGTTTTTTTAGATCTTTTTCCTTCATTTCCATCTGATTTTGAAGTTGAATCTTTTTGTTTCCTTGTAGCAGTTTTCCACTCACTTTTTGGAGCATACGTCCAATTACCTGATTTAACTTTAAGTTCTGCCTCATTTTCTTTAACTCTCGAGAGTTCTCCGGTTTTGTCTTTGATTGTTTTCATAATTTAATTTTTCAAGTATTTCTTTATTTGATAATCCTTCTTTGTATAAATCAAAAATTCTTTCTGATTCTTTGTCTGAAAAGATCAAAGCTTCAGAATT